TTGTTAATAACAAAAAACTCAAGCACAACGCTATATTTGTTTTCGTCTGGTGTCGCAGTTGCAGTAACTTTCGAAACACGAGCTCTAGGTTCAAAGTTGTTAATTGTTTCTTCAACTTCTCGTTCTATTTGTGCCGCCATTACCGAATCGACATTTTCAAATAAAAGTCTGCGGATATTGCTTCCCAAATCTGGTTGGAACGGGCGCTCATAGTGATTCGTTAAAATGAGATTTTTAATCGAATTGATGATTGCATATTCACCTTTAAAAACATTCACATCCTTTCTTACAGGATGAATGGTGAACGCCAAGTCCAAGTCTCGGAATGTTCTTGTGGTATTGTCTATTGTGGTAACTGTTGCCATCGTCTATTTATTTAATCTCCGTTAGCATATACCGTAGATTGAGTGACCTGTTCAACAAAAGCACTACAAGTATAAGTGTCGTTTAATCTCGCAACTTTTTTACCATTTACATATACATTTGGACTTGCAGAATTAATTGTTGTCGAATAAACAGGTGGGCAATGGGTATGTGGAGTATTTGTATCATCAAATCTGTGTGCTCCGACACCAACTATAAAAACATCTTCTGAACAAGATAAAGTTGCAATAGTACCAGGTGCAATACAGACCGGATGACCTGTATTAACAACATCAACTCCATCTCCTCTGGCTATAAGTGGCATATTAGTTTAAATCTATTCTAGGTGCATCAAATTGCATGTTGCCACCAGAACGAACACTATATGTTCCTGCAACAACTTCGTTATAATTACCACCAACTTGGACTTCTACATTTCCATCAATTTTCACATTAGCATTTTTCTGCACATAAACATCTGCATTTCCTTGCACAGTAATGTTGCAGTTTCCCATAATATAAACATTATCGTCTTTCATAACGATGCTATAATTGTTCTTTGTAATTTTTTCTACTTTATCACCATCGGGATACCACTCAGTAAAACTACCATTTCGGTGTGCGATATGAATTCTTTCTTTACCTGGTGTGTCATCATATTCTACAATGTGGCCAGATTCAGTTTCCATGACATTGTTATATGGGTAAACTGCGCCATATTTTGTCTCTGGTTCGTTCCATGATGATGTTGCAGTAGGGACATTAGTTACTTTATTGTTTTTTCTCTCTTGTATAAATGTTTTGGTGATTGTGTCCGAATCATTTCTTGCAAGACGGGAAGTGGTTGGTTCATCTAAATTTAATGGGTAATTATTTGCTCGTGATTTTTCTGTAATTTTAATGCCAGTTCCGTCAGCATTATAAACTTTTGTTTCGGGTGCTCTTGGTGCGTTTGCCAATTGAGCCACGGTTCTTGGATCACTAAACGCTTCTTGAATGTTTGCGGCTTTTAATGGAATACTTGGAAAGACACCAAGAACTACCGGGTCTTGTGCCATCGGACCATCCATGAAGAATCCAAACACCATCTCACCTTCTTTTGGTGAGTATGTGTTTACTCCATTTGTTGGTAAAGAAACTTGAGCCCAAGGTAATGCATCTGTTGGTAACTGCATTTTGTTATCGGCATGCCAACCAACACAACGAACTTTAACTCTGCCTATTTTTAGTGGGTCGTTTCTATTTTCAACAAAGCCAATCCACCAAACAAATTGTCCTGTTCCTGCAAAATCGTTTTGTGACATATTAATAATTCAATAGTTGAGTTAATTGTTGAGGATTGCTTACAGTTACAAACTCATTGTTTGTGGTTGTTGATGCGACTTCAATAATCGTTTCGTGTTTGTCGTATTTAATAATTTGTCTTGAAGCAACAATCATATACTTACCACTTACACTCGTATCTTCATTATCTTCACCTTTTTCTTTTCTTGCAAAATTTGGTGCAATCAAATTAATATTAAAACCAGAAGTCAATTGAAAGTTACCTGGCATAGCTATCTTAACTCTTTTGTTCATCAAGTGTGCCATAATAGCAGTTCTTTGAAATAACCAATTTTCAATACTTTCTTCTTTTGATAATGATGTTGGGTCATTTTTCTTAATATAATTACTTAATTGTTTCGCCAAGTTAAATGACGCCATTGAAATCTTCGAATTAAATGCTTCGGTGCTTTTTACACCACCTCTGTTTTCAAAAACAGATTGATTGGGTGTTTGACTACCATGTTCCATTTTATAAAACATATCACCAAACCCAATGTTCTTTTTAGCGGTAGTTCTGGTAACAGGATCAAAACCAATGAACTGTCCTGCATTAACACCAGACTTAATTTTCTCTAACATATCAGTTTGTGAAATAACTTCTAATGCTCGAGCAGAACTAATTTCTTCAATAGGATTTACTTGTGTTTGATTTTTTAACTCAAATCGAATATCAAGTAATTCTGGTTGTGTCAATAACTTTGATAGAGAAACAAAATTATAACCAGTTGAGTTTTGATAGAACAAATAGTTAGGTGATTGTTTTTGGTCGAGAGACCTTTTTGTAACCCATTCAATTGCTTCAATAGGTTTAAGATTTGGTATTACTATTTTACGGACACCTGAAGTTTGTTCAAAAAATCCACCCGATTGATTTTCTGGTATCTTCAGATAATCGGCAAGTATTTTTTCAACAACCTTTGAATATGTTCCCTCATACGATTGATTTACCCTTTGTTGATTCGAATAAATCATTTCATCGGAACAAAAATGTAAAGTAAAGAATTCACTATTCAGACCACTATTCACTCGGTCTGATTGTTTGTAAATTCTGAATGACTTTCTAAAATTTGCAATATCCGGGTCTTGTTCACTCTTAGAAATGTCAATCAATATGGTTTCAGAACCATCGAAGATTAATGAACTTGAAAGACCTACTGCATCCCGAACCATAATATGCCCACTCATTACAGGCATAAAAACAGAATCAAAGATACTGATTTCTTCGTAGATAGAAGAAATGTCAATTGGTCCTGCTTTGGACACAACCACCAGTTCATTTATTTTAAACTGAGTGGATTTTTTTACCGAAAAACTCATTGTCTAATTACCTTTTTAAACTCTTTTTCAACCGCAGAAACAAATTCTGGTTTTAAAAGTTTAATACTTCTTTTACTTTCATTCAATTCATTTTCATAATCATAGTAAGATTGTTTTTCTTTAGTGATGGTTTGGGTGATTGTAGAACCATCTTGTAAAACAAAATTAGTTGTACTGGATGCCACATTTGCCCAAGTGTTCGCATCAACCTCTATTTTTTCAGTAATTGAAATATCATCAATATTTGTTCTTGTAATAACTTTATAATACGCATGAACATTGTTGACATTCATTGCCCACGATAAACCTGTCACACTTGTATTGGCAGTATCCGCATAATTGTTTGCAGAATATTTTTTATCAACATATTCAATAAATGTTGAATACTGTAAAGGCCAATCATATTGTGGGTCGTAAATGTCATTAAACATTAAAACGATCCAATGTCTTTCTGGACTATCATAAAACTTTGCTGCAACAATTTCTGGAGTGTCACCTTCTTGCAAATCGTATTTGTAAAATGCCGATGAGTTTTCCTTTAATGCTTGTTCAAATCCAAATCTGGCGGTGATGTTAGTGATTTCATCTAATCCAGATGTTTTGGTGTTTGAGCTGTATAATGCTTTGGGAAAATAATTAAAATATTTTGCCATTATTTCCTCTCAGAACTCAGAGTCGCCGCTGTAGCTAAGTCTTGTCTGAAGTCCTCTTTTGTCAGATATGTTGTTTCTTGGAATTGCAATGTGGCTTGAATAGCAACAGGCATACCAGTTCTACCGAGAGAAGGTTTGTTTTCACCAGGCACCTCATATGCAGAGAATCCATTTGGTGCATAATTGATATCAATTGTGGTTAAAACACAAGTTGCAATTTGTGGAATGTTTGGGTTTTCTCCACCTGCATAATAGAACTTAATATCAAACTCTGATGGTGGTACTAAAAATCCAGATGATTCTGTTCCGTTTGCTTTAAAAATTTCTGGTGCTTGATGAAAACGAAGTCTCTCTAAAATTTTCTGAACTTCTAAAGATTCTCTCTCATCTCTTGGGTAAAAAGTAAAATCAAATTGAAATGTTCTAAAGTTTGGTGACTTATAAATCATTTCTAACATTGGGTTCACAACACGGCCAGTTTGTGACAAAAATGCAGCTGCCGTTTGTTCACTATTCAAAAGAGAACCTGCTATTTTTCCTGCTTCTTGAATTGCACCTTGTGTTCCCGATTGTTTGAGTGATTCACCTAGTTTTCTTATATCACCAGTTTTTTTGTATTCATCATATGCAGATTGACCTGCACCAGCAACTTGACCGGCAAGTTCACCACCTAAAGACAAT